GCTACATTTAATGGAACGGAACAATCTACTTCAACTTCTACTGGTGCAGTTAGAATAACAAATGGTGGATTAGGTGTTGCAGGAAATTTAAATGTTGGTACTTATAGTTCACTTTATGATACTCATGTATTAACGGTTAACGCAAATACATATGCGGTAACCATGCTCGGCAACCTTACTTCGTTCGGAAATATATCCGCGCAGAATGGCATTAGTTCAGGTGGAAATGCAAGCTTTGGCGGATTTTTGTCAGTCGGCACTAATCTAATTGTATCTAATGACTTAACGGTCGATACAGATACATTAAAAGTTGATTCATCAAACAATTACGTTGGCATCAACAACGCTAGTCCTTCCGCAGCATTGGATGTTACGGGGAACGTGGATGTATCTGGTGAGGTTGGCGCTAATTCTGTTCAATCCAATTTTTATTATGGAGGAACGGCGAATTTTGCGGCAACAAATATTTCAGGCAATTTTCAAGTAAATGGAAATGCTACTGTAACTGGAGACATTACTCTTAGTGGAGGTGGAACCATAGCGGGAGATACAACTGTATCTGGAAACCTTAATGTAGATCAAACACTTACGACCACAGGACTAACTGCAACCGTTGCAACAATTGGAGGTGCCACATTTGGAAGCTCGGATACTTCGCATGCGTACGACTTTATAGTTGATACCGATACCTTTGTAGTTGATACAGCATTAGATAAAGTTGGTATAGGAACTACATCGCCAGCTGAAGCATTAGATGTTGTTGGTAATATCGCAGCAACTGGAACTATTAAATCGACTTCATACGAAGGTGCTGATTTTCCAACTACAACATCTGTAAGAACAACTGCTGCTTTTAAAGATGATGGCACAATGGTTCAAGACGAAAAGGTTATTGTAGTAAAAGTTAGTGGTGCTCGAGCACAAGCAATGACTACAAACTCATCTACATATCTTGAATTAATACCTGCACCCGGTGCAAATAAAGTTATTGTTGTAAGAGAGCTTGAAATATTTATTGATAGAGGTACATGGACACCAGTTAGTGGCGGGCAGGTTAGAGGTTGGGGTAACAACTTGCAAGTAGTAATTGAAACTCCTGCCAAAACTAATGGTGGTGTTGGTTCATCTGGTTTTAATTATAATACCTATGCTACTTTACAAAAGAAATATTTGAATCATACCATTAATAATGTGTTTGTATTTAATAATGCGGTTGATACTATTATTGTAAGAGATGCTCCTGTAACTCAAACTAGAGCTTATCCTAACAAACCATTACTACTTAGACCACAAGCAGCTAATACCTATTCTAATTTTGCTACTTATAGTCAAACGGTAGATGATAATTACTATTTTAGAATTACATATAAGATAATGGATATGACTAGTGACTTTACTGCTGATACCTCAATTATATAGGTACTGGGTGAGTCTCAAAATATTAATTCTTATAAATATAGACTATGGAAGCAACAGAAAAATTATTCAATTCATTAGTACAGAATGACGAAACAAGTGCACAAGAGCACTTTCAAACAGCAATTGCTGATAAATTACAACAAGCGCTTGATGTGAAAAAGGTTGCCGTAACAGCAGACATTTTTAATCAACAAGGAGAAAAGTAAACATGCAAGTACACCCCTTAGGTCTTCAAGTAAGTGCGGGAGCAAGCTCAGGCGCGGCCATCACGGTTAGTAACGCAAAATTAGTATATGTATTTAATACAGATACTGCAGAGCAATTAGTAACTGTAGAAGAAGCTGCGACAGGTGTTGCAAAAGCATCACTTACAGTTGGGCCAGATCAATCAATTGTACTACAAAAAGGGGCCAAAGATGAAATATTTGCGGGTTCAACTAATGTTAAATTTACTCCTGTAGCATATACAAACTAATGAAATTTATTGTAGAACATTTAGAACAAGAACTCAATTATTTAACTGAGGAAAAGAACGGTAAGAAACAAACCTTTATCGAAGGTGTGTTTATGCAAGCCGACAAGTTAAATAAGAATAAAAGAATTTATCCTAAAGAAGTACTTTCAAAGGCAACGAATAAGTACATAAAGGAACAAGTTAGTAAAGGCCGTGCAGTTGGTGAATTGAATCACCCTGACGGACCTGCGATTAACTTAGATAAAGTTTCACACAGAATTACCGAACTCAAATTTGAGGGTAATAATGTTGTTGGAAAGGCACTCGTATTGGACACACCGATGGGTAATATTGTGAAAGGTCTCGTTGATGGTGGTGTTAAATTAGGTGTCTCAAGTCGTGGTATGGGAACAGTTGAGAATAAAAATGGCCAAACAGTTGTAAAAAACGATTTCGTTCTTGCTACTGTGGATATCGTTCAAGACCCCTCTGCACCTGAAGCCTTCGTAGATGGCATAATGGAAGGTGTAGAATGGATTTATGAAAGTGGCGTATTCAGACCTCAACAACTTGAAAAATATGAGACTGAAATTCGAAAGGCATCAAGCTCTGAACTTGCAGAAGCTCAGAGACGAGTCTTTAGTGATTTCCTCTCCAAACTCTAATCATTAAAATCAAAAAGCTATATGGAAGATACACATACAGAAAACGAAGATATCATTGAAGATATCACAGAAGAGCAGCTTGCTAATGAAGAGGTTGAACAGGACACTGAAGATACCTCCGAAGAATCAGCTGTGACAGAATCAGATTTAACTGACTCTATCAAAGACATCTTACTTGGTGAAAAAGCCAAAAAAGAAGGTGAACATGATGACGAGGAAGAAGATGAAGATGAAGTCGAAGAAGGTGCGCATGACGACGATGACGACAAAAAGAAAAAAGACGTCAAAGAAGCTGCGAAATCTAAAAAAGAAGGCGAGCACGAAGACGACGAAGACGAAGATGAAGACGAGAAAGACGTCAAAGAAAGTACTGAAGACCTCGAAGAAGCAACTAAGGCAGACCAATTAAAAGATGCTTACATGAAATTGAAAGCAATGAAAAAGGCTGATCTTAAAGGTGCTTATGAAGGTCACTGTGAAAACACAGCAGCTGCTAAAACTCTAAGTCCAGGCGCTTCAAAACTCGAAATCTTAAACGCAATGTATAAAGAAATGCAAAAGATGACTAAGTCTAATCTTGTTGCTGCTGTTGATGGTCTTGCTAAATACCAAGATGACAAACAAAAAGCAGCGTTCAAAGGTGAGTCTAAAGAAATCACAGCCGCTCTTAATACATTAATTGAAAATGACTCTAATCTAAGTGAGGATTTCAAAGTTCAAGCTTCTACTCTTTTCGAAGCAGCAATTGCTAAGAAAGCAACTGAGATAAAAGAAGACTTGGAAATCCAATATCAAGAAGATTTACAAGAAGAGTTAAATGGTGTACGTGATGTACTTGTTGAGAAAATCGATAACTATCTTTCTTACGTAGTAGAAAGCTGGATTGAAGAAAATGAAGCACAAGTAACTTCAACTCTAAGAGCTGATATTGCTGAAAACTTCATATCTTCTCTTAAAGACATATTCGTAGAAAATTATATTGAAGTACCAGAAGAAAAACGTGACCTTGTTGCTGAATTGGCTGATAAGTCAGAAGAGCAAGAAGAGAAGTTAACTGAAGCTTCATTAGAAATCGAAATGCTTAAAGACCAGGTCGAAGGCTATGAAAGAGATGAAATCATTTCTGAAATGTCACAAGACTTATCAGGTAATGAAGCTCATAAGTTAAGAGAAATTCTCGAAGACATTGACTTCAGCGACAAAGAATCATTTACATCTAAAGTTAAAGTCATTAAATCTTCTCTTTTCTCCATTAAGGAAGAAACATCTACTGAAGAAGTAGTTGAAGAAGACACAACTGGTGAAACTGAAGTAATTATTGAAGGTGAAGGTGACCCTATGGAAAAACTTCCAAAGAGTATGAAAGCCTACCTATCAGCAATTTCTAAATTAAACAAATAATCCCATAACAAAAACAACAACATAGAAAGAATTAACTAAAATGCTAAACGCACAAACAGAACTCAAAAAGTGGGCACCCGTGTTAGAACACGCTGATGCTCCAGCTTTCAGAGATAACTATCGTAAGGCTGTTACTGCAAAACTTCTCGAAAATACTGAAAAAGCTATTGCCGAGGAGAGAGCAGCTACAAGTGGAGGAAGTTTTCTTGCAGAAAATGACCAAAACGCTGCTTCTATTGACAGATACGATCCTATTATTATCTCTTTAGTCAGACGTGCAATGCCAAACCTCATCGCTTATGATGTGGCTGGTGTTCAACCAATGTCTGGCCCTACAGGACTAATCTTTGCAATGAAAGCACGTAACAATGCTGACGATAATAAGATTACAACATCTGACACCGAAGCGCTATTCGACGAAGTAACAGACTTAGGTGGAGACGTTACTGCTCTACGTGATGCTGACCCAGCTTTTGCTGATTCACCATCTGCGACAACTAACGCAACTAAGTTCGGTACTGGTCACTCAACTGCTGACGGTGAAGCTCTATCTGCTGCCGGTAACACAATGAAGTCAATGGGCTTCACTATCGAGAAGTCGACTGTTACTGCTAAGACTCGTGGTCTACGTGCAGAATACACAATGGAGCTTGCACAAGACCTCAAAGCTATTCATGGTCTTGACGCTGAGTCAGAGTTGGCTAACATCCTATCGACTGAAATCCTCGCTGAAATCAATCGCGAAGTTATCCGTTCAATCAATGCAACTGCTAAACTTGGTGTCCTTGGTGACGACACAGATGGTGCTTTCGCTAATCGTGGTACTCACGCTAGCGGAATATACGATATGAAAACTGATGCTGATGGTCGTTGGTCTGGTGAGAAATTCAAGTCTCTTTTGACAGCAATTGAGCTTGAGTCAAATGCAATCGCAAAACTAACACGTAGAGGTAAAGGTAACTTCGTTATCTGTTCTTCTAACGTAGCTTCTGCTCTTGCTGCAACAGGACAACTTGACTATTCACACGATGCTCTTCAAGTAGACGATACAGGAAACACATTTGCTGGTACTCTTAACGGACGTATCAAAGTATATGTTGACCCTTACGCTGTAAGAGACTATTGTAACGTTGGATACCGTGGTACAAATCCGTTTGACGCTGGTATCTTCTATTGCCCATACGTACCACTCACAATGGTTCGTGCTATTGACGAAAACACATTCCAACCTAAGATTGGATTCAAGACTCGTTATGGCATGGTAGCAAATCCATTTGCTTCCGGTGTCGGCAATACTGTGAAAGACTCGATTGGAGCTGCACGTTCTAATCAGTTCTTCCGTATCTTCAACGTG